AAAACAACTAGGAGCGGCTATTAACGCAGCAGTACTGAACGAGATAGAAAAACAACAACGCCCAGGCGGAATGTTAGCACAAGGATAAGATATGGCAATAGGATTTGATGTAGGCGGCACACTTGGAGTAGTGGCACCAGATAAAGGATTTAGCAGAAATAATGAACCAAGAGTTCATATAGCAGAGTTTGGCGATGGGTATGAGCAAAGACTTGCACATGGTATTAATAATATTAAACAATCTTTTAGTGTATCATTCGCAAACAGACCAAAAGATGAGATAGATGATATAGTTGCTTTCTTTGAAAGTAAGAAAGGAGCAACTGCATTTAATTTTGTTTTTTCTGATACAAACTCAGGAAGCAATGAAGAAACAGTAAAAGTAGTCTGTGAAAGTTGGGACCAAACTTGGGACTATGATGATTTTTATAGTCTATCAGCAACATTTAGAAGAATATACGAGGCATAATGGCAGATAAACCACTAGTAGAAGATTTTCAAAAACTTGACCCAGGCTCAGAACTGGTACATCTTTATGAGCTAGAATATGAGAAAGGAGAGTTTGTATACTTTCATAGTGGAGTAGAGGAAGATTTAAGTACTTTACATTTTAGAGATTACGATTCACCTGCAACAGTTAGAGAGTATGTTGCACTACCTATAAAATCAGAAGGATTTGAAGTAAAGAATGATGGTGCTATAGCAAGACCAAACGTACTTATAGCAAATATAAATACAGTATTCAGCAACGCAATCGGAACATTAGATTATAACGATATTCTTGGATTAAAATTTATTCGTAGAACAACTCTGAAAAAATATTTAGATAATGGGTCTGGAAATAGTTCAAATCCACCTGTAGAATACCCTAGACAGGTTTGGATTATGGATAGAATTAAGACAAGAAGCAAAAGCTATGTTCAAATAGAACTTTTATCCCCATTTGATTTAGAAACTGCAAAAATACCTGCTAGAGTAATTTTTGCAGATAGATGTTCATTTAAATATCAAGGCGCAAGTCCTCATTTAGATAGATGGAAAAGAGAGCAAAGCGGATGTAATTGGCATATAGAAGGGACTCTATATGGAGGGACTGTAGGTAATGGTGTTAAATTTACAGTATTTGTAAATGAAGATGATGAATACGTAGTACCGTCAACAACAAGTTTTACAACAGTAGGCTCCACAAGTTTTAGTGCTACAAAAGACTCTTATTATAGAAATACTAAAACTTCTACAAGATTTAATGCAAATGGAAGTACTAGTAGTGTAACTATAAGTAACTATTGGCAAGCAAGAAGTAGTGGAGTTCTTGGAACACCTTCAGATAGTAACTCTAATTATAAAAGAGTAAGAGTTTACTCTACATATAACCACGGTACAGAATACTTTACTTACGTTGATGATAGAGATAACGATTATGTTGTATTTACGGATAATGTATCTACTTCAGAAACTTATAATAAAACATTATTATGGAAAGCTGACCAACCAAGTGAAAATCAAGCACCTGGATATACAAAGTATTGGAAAAAAGGAGACTTATGTAGTAAAACTACTACAGGATGTAAAATGAGATTTGGATTTTCTCCTAAAAGTGTTAATAGTAGTGCATCAACAGGTAAGGCAGCAACAAACACAAATGCTGTACTACCTTTCGGAGGTTTTCCAGCAGCGAGAAACTTTAAATGATTGATAGTATATTTGAGCATGCTGCACAATGTGCCCCGCGCGAGTGTTGTGGACTTGTTATACAAGATGGTAACAAGAAACGATATATTCCCATGGAAAATATTTCTGAAAATGAAAATGAGTTTGAAATGAACCCATTAGCTTTCGCAACAATTCAAGCTATTTCGAAAATATTATATGTAGTCCATAGTCACTATGACGAAGATTGTCATCCAAGTGAGCATGATATTAATAACTGTAATGAGATTGGCATACCATACTTTATCGTATCGTATCCCGACAAAGATTATACAATTTTAGAACCAAAATGACAAGAACAATAAAATTAAAAGGAAGAATGGGAGAACTCTTTGGAGAGGAGCATAGATTGAATGTAAAAACAATTCAAGAAGCTATGCACGCCATTGATGTAATGAAAGGAGGACTTCGTAGATATATTATGGAGTGTACTGATTTAGGTATAAAGTTTACTGTTCAAAGAGGAAGCGAAGTAAAAGCGTATGCAAAAGAAAATATAGATGATTTTATTGGAGAAGACGAAATAGGAAATTTTTTAGATGATGACGATATAATTATTACTCCTGTTCCTGCTGGAGCCATTTTTGGTAAAATTTTTAAAGCTGTGTTCAAAGTTATAGCAGGAGCTTTACTTATATGGGGAGCTATTGTAACAGGAGGAGCATTAGGAGTAGTTATAGGAGCTATGGGAGCAATGTTAGCATTACAAGGTATTATAGAAATGATGACACCAGACGCTGACCAAAATGATGAACCTGAAAAGTCTTCTTTGTTTAATGGACCAGTTAATACAACAAAAGTAGGAGTACCTGTGCCTATGGCATATGGTAGAGTAGAGTGTGGCGGAGTTGTTACAAACTTTGGCTTTACTAAAGCTAGAAAACAAAGTTCTACTGGGTATACTAAAGACGCTTTTGGCGATGTAAATTTCGAGGCATAATATGGGATTTTTATCAAATATAGTAAAAGTAGTATTAGCAACTGCAGAAAACCAAAAGAGTGCAGAAGATAATAATCAAATTTCATCAGTAAATACCAGCACCTCTGGAGGCGGCTCAGGTATTACTTATCACCAAACAGCAGTAATCTATGATGCACTATCAGAAGGCCCGATTGAGGGTTTAGTAGATGATGGTGCAAGTATTAAACTTGGTGGAAACAAAGCATTTAATTATGGCGATAAAGACGTAGTAGCTATTCTAGATGCTACAGATGTTAGTTATGTTGCTTCAACAGGAGTTGTAACTGACCATAATAACCCTTCTTTTATAGACTCAGCAAACACATCACAAGGTAGTAGAGATGTATTAATTGTAGGAGGTTCTAAAAGAGGAACAATCAATACATCAATAGGAAATACTATTATTTCAGGAGCTTCAGGATTCACCTTTGCTTCTTCAGACGTAGTTCCAGATGGAACTAAAAAACTTTTACCACACATTAGAATTACAGGAGCAGGCCCCGATGGAGGAGAGTTTACTGCTCGTGTTACAGAATTTATCAATACTTCAGCAGTCCGAGTAAATCTTAGACCTTCAAAAAATACAACAAACGCAGTCTGTAAATTGGACTATGTTGGAACTGTATCAAGTTATGACCCATCAAATAATAGAGTAACTATAACAGCAGGAGGCGTAGACACAAGTAATACAACAGCAACACTTAGTACCCCAACAAGAACAGCAACACAAAAACCTCTAGCAAAATACGATAACTTTTTATGGGCATTTAGACATGGTACTAGAAATCAAACTTATTTACCAACACCAGCAGGTATTGGTAGTGCTTCAGTCGCATACAGAGTAACAAATGGAAACTTAGATACTGTACCAAATACAGGATATCCTACTTGGACACAACAAAGTAAAAGACTAGGAAAAACAGATAACCCTCCATACACAGGAACAGCTGGACAATATACTGCATCAGGTAGTGGAAGTATGGGAGTATCTGACCCAAGTGAAGTTGATTTAATAAGATTAACTTTTAATTTTCCTCAAGGATTAAACGCGTATAAAGCAGACGGCAATAAAATAGAAAAACAAGGGGCAATATACAGAATTAGTCTTTTATATGAAAGAAATGGAACAACATATACAACAATATTAAATGGAGACTCAAGCTATAGTGGAGTGAACACAAAGTATGGGTATAATTATAGCGCAGGACATAGAGGTGGAGTCACTCCTGGTACAGCAATTGTAGCTGGTACAAAAAGAAACTTTAATTATATTTATGAGTTTGATATTAGTAAGTTTCAACCGTTTGATAATTATACAATAAAAGTAGAAAGAATAAATGAAGTAAATGGTCAAGATGGGGGCTGGGCGTGGAGTTCTTCAGCTACTCTAACTAGTATTGAAAATGTTATAACAGATAAATTAAGCTT